CTGCCAAATTTATCCAAAATGTATTGACGGTAAACACAATATAAACTATAATTGTGTCTTTAATGATTCAGATAAACATTTACAGGAGTTAATCATGTAAATTTTGAAAGTGTTTTAGGTTAGGTACAGCAATTCATATTTTATGAACTGATGGTGTCTATGGTAGTTGTTGGAGTCTACGGACGTTGAAGTTAACTATTGAAATAGCACTACCAAAACAAGAGTGATGGCCTTGTAAAAAGCAGTCAACAACTAACCTGTTATTTGCTTTGGATGGATACAGCAAGTAAAAAATAAAGCTAAAGTTCGTATCCGAAAGGTAGGCGAAATAGGCTAGTAGAATACTAGATAGTCTCCCGTAGAATATGGGATATGCAGTCTAACAGTGAATGTGTTAGCTAAGGTCATGGGATATCGACGGGTGACCCTAAAAATAAATTACGTCCCGACCATCCAGTTTTAATTTTAGGATACTAACAGCAATTTTTATACTTTTCATAATAGTAAAAAAATGTATCCTGCTTCATAATCACACAGAAAGGAAAACCTATGAAGTTCGTAGAAGCGATTAAGAATCAAGAAGCCCGTACTGAAAACGGTATGAAGGCTCGTGTATCAACAGCAAATGCTTGCGTTGATTTGTTTTACAACATTGGCGCAAGTCGTGGTAAGGACATTGTTCCTGCTTTCACTGCGGCTTACGTAGAGAATTCCGATCTGGCGTTGCGTATTGCTCAATGGGCACGTGACGTTCGTGGTGGCTCTGGTGAACGTGAATTGTTCCGTTCAGTATTGCGTCACCTAGAAAAGACTAGTCCAGAAGACGCATTGCGTTTGATGGCTAAGGTCCCTGAAATTGGTCGTTGGGACGACTTGTTCGTTTTCACTGATCCAAAACTAAAGTGGGAAGCATACAACATGTTGGGTAATGCCCTTCGTGAAGGTAATGGTCTTGCTGCAAAGTGGACTCCACGTAAGGGTAAGGTAGCTGCTGAAATCCGTCAATTCTTCGGAATGACACCTAAGCAATATCGTAAGAGCCTTGTTGGTATGACCAATGTTGTTGAAACACAAATGTGTGCCAACGACTGGGATAATATCAACTACTCACATGTTCCTTCAGTTGCTCACGCACGATACAAGAAGGCATTCGGTCGTCATGGTCAAACATACGCTGAATATGTTTCTAAGTTGGTGAAGGGTGAAGCTGGTGTTAAGATTAACGCAAGTGCAATCTTCCCATACGATGTGTTGAAGGGCCGTATTGGTCGTTACAACACTATGAGTAAGCAAGAATTGGATGTTGTGGAAGCACAATGGAACGCATTGCCTAACTACATCGGTAACAGTAATGTTCTACCAATGGTAGACTCTAGTGGTTCAATGACATGTGCTGCTGGTGGTCATAGTTCTAAGTCAGGTCTAACCTGCTTGGAAGTTGCTATCAGCTTGGGCTTGTACTTTGCAGACAAGAACACTGGTAAGTTTAAGGATACATTCTTGACTTTCAGTAATCGTCCAAAGTTGGTTAACCTAACTGGTAACATCAACGACAAGATCAACCAAATGAACACAGGTGAAGTTGCTAACACCAATCTTCATGCTGCATTTGATTTGATTTTGAAGACAGCATTGGATAACAATGTTCCTCAAGCAGAAATGCCAGAAACATTGGTTATTTTCAGTGACATGCAATTTGACCAAGGTGTCGCACACGATGACAGTGCAATTGAAATGATTGAACGCAAGTACAAGGAAGCAGGTTACACTATTCCTCAAGTTGTGTTCTGGAACTTGAATGCGTCATACGGTAACACACCAGTTAAGTTCAACAAGACTGGCGTTGCTTTGGTCTCTGGTTTCAGCCCTGCTGTAGCCGGTGGTATCATGGGCGGCAACATGGATGACTTCACACCAGAAGCAATCATGTTGAAGACAGTTATGAAGCCTCGTTACGACTTGGCTTAACAAACCCCCGCGTTAACTTAGCGTAATAGAGTTAGGATATAGTTGAGGTCCTTATCATACAACTGGGTACTTAAGAACTTGACCCTTACGCCCCGATATTGGGAAACGGAAACAATCTTAGGAGCTGAACGCTAACAGCTTTCCAGATAAATACAATACGTGGACGGAGTAACAGCCCGGTTCTATGACTCTTGTGGTGAGAGGTGATAGAACACTTTTGTAAGTGTATAACGCATCCAGCCGATAAGACTGGCTCTGTTGATGAAAGAGTTGTATGCTTTCAAAAGTACCCTAGACGAACATCGCATATATTATAGGGCCTGATAAGCCCACCGTTCTTTACATTATATTAATACTACTATAGTTAATATCTTAAGCAGAGCCACTAGGGTACTACTTTCTGCTTACTTGACACAAATCCCCAAATCACTTATAATAACTGTATTGAAACAAACAAGCCCCTGTAGCCGAATTGGTATAGGCACTAGTTTGAGAGACTAGGTTCTGCAGGTTCGAGTCCTGTCATGGGCACCAAGTAAAGGAGCAAATATGATGATAGTCGCAAAAATGAATGGACGCATTGTTGAAGTGATCCGTGTTGCTGACACCGTGGGCTTCTCTACTGAACGAGGTTGGGTCATGGTTTGCATGGACTTTGAACAAGCCAACAGAAAAAAACAACAATTCAAATGGGTACCTGCTTCAACACGATTTGAATGGGTGCGTGAGTTTAACTTTGGAGCATAACATGCCTTGGATTCAAAATGTCTCATTGAGCGATATTACAAAAGGGTTTCATATCAACCCAGGTGAAAATGCCATGCTCATTCAAATCGTTGACCCATTAATGGAGTTCCCAGAACCCTTATACAAGTTCAAGCATGTTGCACAATTTGAATTCTTGGATCTTGAAGAAGATGACTTGCCAAGTGCTGAGGAATTCAAAATCACTGACGACCAGGCAAAGAGTTTGTGCTTGTTGTTACAGCAGGCAAAGGCTAATCACATGAATGTAATTGTTCATTGTGTCGCAGGTGTATGTCGTAGTGGTGCAGTTTGTGAAGTTGGTGTAATGATGGGCTTTGATGACACCGAAATGTTTCGTAGTCCTAACTTACTGGTTAAGCATAAAATGATGAAGTACTTGGGAATGGCTTATGACGAAAACGAACCTCACACAATTAATGGAATCGAACTTGAATCCGGACTTATCATCCCTAAGCGTAGTAAGGAACAACTTGGTGACTCTTAATAGTATGCGTAACAAGCGTTGGCAAATCGTAAGTGATGACCATGTGTGGTTCTATCCTCCTGATGTATCATTGAGTACAGTAGAGTTGGTTAGTGTTGCGTACCAAAATACACCTTATGAAAGTTGTATCTTCTTTGCTAACGGTGAGAGTGAAGTTGTAAGACGATACAAAACACAAGAGGAAGCATTAGTTGGTCATATTGAATTGGAAGAAAAGTATAAATTGAAAAGGATTAGTAGAAGTGAGTTTAAAATTTAAAGTCATATATGGTGACATAACAGAAACTTTTGAAACACTTGATTTGGCTATGAACTATGCCAAGACATTGGACAAGTTTGTAACTATCAGTGGTGCAAGTTTTGAAGTAGTAGGTCGTTTTGGTGTTGACAGTGTTATTGATGGTAAGTGCCCAGATGGTGTTGCTTATGATTGGAACAAAGCAAGTCGCATTGGACGAGTAAAGAAGGAACGAGTATAAAAGTATTACTTGACAAATAATCATTTTGGTCATATAATACTTGTATTGAATGAAGGAAAAAATAAAATGACAAAATGGATCACCTCAGATTTACATTTCGGCCACGCCAATATTATGAAGTTCTGCCCTGTAACACGTGCAGGCTACACTGATGTAGATGACATGCGAGAAAAAATGATTAGTGAATGGAACGCAAGTGTGCAGCCGGAAGATGAAACGTTCATCTTGGGTGACTTTGCATTCTTGCCAGCAAAAGACGCAGTACAAATCTTGCGCCGTTTGAACGGTACCAAAATACTGATTGAAGGCAACCATGACCGTAAGTTGTTGAACGACCCTGCATTCCGTGCAGAGTTTAAGGAAGTACATCAGTACTTGCGCTACAACCATGATGGTCAGATTGTGATTATGTGTCACTATCCCTTTCACTATGAATGGGACCAAGCACACCGAGGTTCAGTGCATTTCTTTGGTCATGTTCATGGCAAAGTGACTGGATTGGAAAAGTATCGTGCCCGCGATGTGGGTATGGATGCTACTGGTCGAGTGGTAGTGCGTTTGGATGAAATGATTAAGGACGCATTGAAGGGCGAAATGCCCCAACATCACTGATCCTTTAGTTTACAGTTATCCCCGTGCCATCTGTTATAGTTCACAGTGACCATTGATTT